GTTTATTGAAGAAGATGATGATGATTTATTAAAATTTTCTACAAGACATATCAATGAAATTTATATTGCTGAAGATAGCAAAGGTAGAATAGATACAGTTTACAGAAGATTTAAAATTAGTGCGAGAGCAGCGATACAAAGATTTGGTAATAAAGTTTCAACTAAAGTAACAACAATAGCAAACAAAGATCCATACGAAGAAATAGAGATTGTTCATGCTGTTTATCCAAGATCAGATTTTGATATAACAAAACAAGATAGTTCTAATATGCCATTTGAATCTGTGTATATGGAATATGGTAGTGGTGATGAATTATCAGTATCAGGATTTAGAGAGTTTCCTTTTGTTGTTCCAAGATACTTAAAAGCATCACATGAAATCTATGGAAGATCACCAGCAATGACAGCATTGCCTGATGTAAAAATGTTAAATGAAATGTCTAAGACAACAATCAAAGCTGCACAGAAACAAGTAGACCCACCTTTATTAGTTCCTGATGATGGATTTATTTTACCGGTAAGAACTGTACCAGGTGGATTAAACTTTTATAGAGCAGGTACAAGAGATAGAATTGAACCATTAAATATTGGTGCGAACTCACCATTAGGATTAAACATGGAAGAGCAAAGACGTAATGCTATTAGAAATGCTTTCTATGTAAATCAACTTATGATGCAACAAGGTCCACAAATGACAGCAACAGAAGTTATCCAAAGAAACGAAGAGAAAATGAGATTACTTGGACCTGTATTAGGAAGATTACAATCTGAATTATTAAAACCTCTAATCGATAGAGCATTTAATATTCTACTTAGAAAAAATCAATTCAGACCAGCACCTGATTTCTTATCAGGTCAAGACATAGAAATTGAATATGTATCACCATTAGCTAAAGCTCAGAAATCCACAGAGTTACAATCTATCATGAGAGCTATTGAAATTATGGGAAGTTTAGCTAATGTAGCTCCTGTATTCGATCATGTGAATATGGATAATCTTGTAAGACACTTAGCAGATATTGTTGGAGTGCCACAAAAGATTTTAAAACCTAGATCACAGTTGAATGCGGAAAGACAACAGAAGCAACAACAACAGGAGCAAATGGCACAAATGCAACAACTTCAACAAGTAGCTGACGCAGGTGGTAAGATAGCACCACTAGCAAAAGCATTACCTGAAGAAGCGAGAGCAGTTGCTAATGCCGAAGTAGAATAATGGGTGAAGCAAAAAGAAAACAAGAAGATTTTGAAAAACAAATAGCTGCATTAAGAATTAGCTATAAACAAGTTTTTGAAACAGATGATGGTAAAAAAGTATTGTCTGATTTAGAAAAGAGATGCCACTTCTTACATACGACTAACATCAAAGGTGATAGTCATGAGAGTGCATATATGGAAGGACAACGCAGCGTACTTCTATTTATTAAACAACTGCTGCAAAATGATAATGAAAAAGGAAGATAATAATGTCAGAACAAACGCAGATAACGGAGCAACCAGCTTCGCCTGTAGAAACGACACCAACGCCTACAGAAACTAAACAAGAAACAACATCACAACACATTTCTGCCACAACCGAGCAGCCAAAAGTTGCAACGTCATGGAAGGAAACAATATCAGAAGAATTTAGAAACGATCCAAACATCGCTAAGTTTACTGAGATTGATGCGTTAGCTAAATCATACATTAACGCAACACGAATGATTGGAACAGATAAAGTTGCTGTGCCAAATCAAAACTCAACTGAAGATCATTGGAATGAAGTTTATGATAAATTAGGTAGACCTGAGTCTGCTGATAAATATAAACTTGAGGCTAAATCAGAAGTTGTACCAATCGAAGAAACTGCAGTCAAACAGTTTGCAGAGAATGCTCATGCTCTAGGTTTAAATAATAAACAAGCTCAAGGTATATTAGAGTTTTATAAAAATTCTATGGAACAAACTGCAAAGCAAACTCAAATAGATGCTGAGACTGCACAAGCACAAGCTCAACAAGTGTTAAGACAAGAGTGGGGTAAATCCTATGATGCAAATATTCAAAAAGCTGCATCACTTGCTAAAGCAAATATGAAAGCTGAAGTTTTAGATTTACCTATGAAAGATGGCTCAAGACTTGGAGATAATCCTGATGTGATCAAAGGCTTTGCTAAGATTGCTGATATGCTTTCTGAAGATAAAATTATATCTACAGAGAGTGAAAATGTAAATCAAGGTAGAGATTATGATTCAGAAATATCTCAAATCATAAATGATAAAACAGGTCCTTATTGGAACAGTACACATCCTGATCATGCAAAAATTGTTCAGCAAGTATTGACTTTAAGAGAAATGCAGAATGCCAAGTAACGATCATTTAAATCAAGAAGAAATAAGATTAGAAATACTCCGTATCGTAAAAGAAACAGGTACGGAGTATCAAAAAAAAGACCCCTTGCCAATTTGTGATAAATATTATAAATGGATAAAAGGTGGGACAATTCGAAAGAACCCTGCTGACAAGAGGGAATAGACTCTAGTCTAAAAGACTTTAAATCCAAGAGATGCCTGTCATCGACAGAGAACCTTTCTGATTATAACTAACCCTAACAATAATGGAGGACATTAATATGTCATCACAAGTAACTACAGCATTTGTACAGCAGTATTCTGCTAACATTCAAATGTTGTCACAACAAATGGGTTCGTTGTTAAGAGATAAAGTACGAGTCGAAAGCGTTGTAGGAAAAAATGCTTTCTTCGATCAAGTTGGATCAGTAACTGCTGTAAAAAGAACTAGCAGACATTCTGATACTCCACAGATTGATACTCCTCATGCAAGAAGAAGGGTATCTCTAGTGGATTATGAATTTGCTGATTTAATTGATGAACAAGACAAAGTACGTCTTTTAATCGACCCAACGTCATCTTATGCTCAAGCTGCAGCGTTTGCTATGGGTAGAGCTATGGATGATGAAATCATTAGTGCCGCTTTAGGAACAGCGTTCACTGGTGAAACAGGATCAACTAGCACAGCTAATGCGAATCAAATCGTACATGGTTCTGCTGGTTTAACTATTGCAAAATTAAGAACTGCAAAACAGACTCTTGATTTAAATAGTGTTGATCCATCAATCCCAAGATTTATCATTGTTGGTCCTAAACAGATCACTGATTTACTTGGAACGACTGAGGTAACAAGTTCAGATTTCAACACTGTCAAAGCATTGGCAAATGGTGAGATCAATTCGTTTCTTGGTTTTAACTTCATTGTATCAAACAGACTATCACTTTCAGGTTCTACTAGATCGTGCATAGCTTATGCTCAAGACGGAATTGCTCTTGGTGTAGGTAAAGATGTCATGGCTAGAATCGATGAAAGATCAGACAAAGGGTATGCTACTCAAGTGTACTACTGTGCATCTTTCGGAGCAACTAGAATGGAAGAAGATAAAGTTGTTGAAGTGCAATGTACAGAATCGTAATAGGAGGAAATTATGGCGAATGTAAATAGTGATCTAGTAACAAACTTCGTAGCTACTCCTATGGTAAAAAACGATAGCCAACAGTTACATGGAATTAAACGTGTAGCTCAAGGTACTATCGCTTTAGCTGCTGGTGATTTATCAGCAACTGATACTGTAATGTTAGCTCCGATACCAACGAATGCGAGTGTAACTTCTATCAAATTATTTAACGATGATTTAGATAGCGGTACTACTAATACTACTGACGTAGGATTATTTACTACAGCAATAGCTGCAGTGGATGACGATGCGTATGCTTCTGCAATTACAGACCTTAGAGGTGCTGTAACGACAGGAACTGAAGTAGCATTCGAAGCAAGAGACATAAACAAAATGGGTCAAAAAGTATGGGAAGATGCAGGTCAATCTTCTGACCCAGGTGGTTACTACTATGTTGGTTTAACTTTTGACGCTGCAGGTGATACTGCTGGTGACTTAAGTTTTATTATAGAATATATAGTAAGCTAATCGTGTTATAGAGATAGGGGAGAAATCCCCTATCTTTTAATTTAATTTTAGAATATAAAATATTATGGCATCAGTAGTAGACATTTGTAACGGAGCATTAAATCAGTTAGGAGCATCAACAATCTTAACTTTAACTGAAGATTCTAAAAATGCTCGACTATGCAACGCAAGATTTACACAAGTAAGAGATGCAGTATTTAGATCACACCCTTGGAACTGTTTACAGAAAAGAGTTCAATTAGCAGCAGATACTGAAACTCCAGCATGGGGTTTTACTACACAATTTACTTTACCTGCTGACTGTTTAAGAGTTTTAACAATATTAGATTATGATGCAGATTATAAAATAGAAGGTAGAAAAATCTTAACAGATAATTCTACTATGAAAATTTTATATATCTCAAGAGTAACTGATCCTAACGAATATGATGAATTATTAAGAGAAACTTTATCGGCTGCTTTAGCTGCTGACATTGCTTATGCTGTAACCTCTTCAAATCCTACAGCTTCTAATATGTATAAGTTGTTTCAAGATAAATTGAAAGATGCTAGATTTGTAGACTCAACAGAGGGTCAGAACATGAACCCTGAAAAAGGAATGGCGGATGTTATTGGAGCTGATACGTTTATCAATTCGAGGTTCTAATACATGGCAAGAGTTGCAGTACAATTAACTAACTTCACTGGCGGTGAACTATCACCAAGACTAGATGGTCGTAATGATCTAAACAAATATTCATCAGGCTGTAAGACTTTAGAGAACATGATTGTTTATCCTCATGGTTCAGCAGCTAGAAGATCAGGTACACAGTTTGTAGCTGAAGTAAAAAATAGTGCGGCTAAAACAAGATTAATACCTTTTGAATTTTCTACAACACAAACTTACATGATGGAGTTTGGTAATCAGTATATTCGTTTCTATAAAGACAATGGTCAGATATTAGAATCAGATGTAACGATTTCAGGAGCAACACAAGCTAATCCAGTTGTGATTACAGCAACAGGTCATGGATATTCTAATGGTGATGAAATATCTATTACAGGTGTTGTAGGTATGACAGAACTAAATAACAAAAGATATTTAGTTGCAAACAAAACTACAAATACATTTGAGATTACAAATGTTGATGGCACAAATATAAATGGTACAGGTTTTACAGCATACACTTCAGGTGGTGTAGCTAATAGAGTTTATGAAATATCAACTCCATATTTAACAGCAGAACTATTTGATATTAAGTTCGCACAGTCTGCTGATGTTATGTACATCACACATCCTAATCATGAAGTAGAAAAATTATCAAGAACAGGTCATACCTCTTGGACTTTAGCTGATGTTGATTTTACTGATGGTCCATACTTGGATAACAATATTACAACTACAACATTAAATCCTGGTTCACATACTGTAGGTACAGGTGTTGCGGTTGTAGCTTCAGCAACTACAGGCATCAATGGCGGTAGTGGATTTTTAGCTACTGATGTTGGTCGATTAATTCGATTTAGAGATGGATATATGAAAGTTACTGCAAGAGCAGATACGACAAATATTACAGTAGAAATTATAGAGGATTTAGGTTCAGCAACTGCATCAGCAGATTTTGCATTAGGTTCATTCTCAGATACCACAGGTCATCCAACTTGCGTAACCTTCTTTGAACAACGATTAGTTTTTGCAGGAACAACAGATCAACCTCAAACATTATTCTTTTCTAAATCAGGTGATTATGAAAACATGAATGAAAACAGAGGTGGTACAATAGCGGATGATGATGCTATTATTTATACCATTGCATCGAACCAAGTAAACGCCATTAGATTTATGACTGCAACAAGAACTTTAATTGTTGGCACAGCAGGTGGTGAATTTACAGTTTCAGGTGGAGGGACAGACGTTGCGATCACTCCTACAAACATATTAATTAAAAAACAATCTAACCATGGTGCAGCAAACTTAGATGCTATTGCAGCAGGTAATGCAACTTTATTTTTACAACGTGCTAAAAGAAAGATTAGAGAACTAGCCTATAACTTTGACGTTGATGGTTATCTTGCACCTGACATGACTATTCTTTCTGAACATATTACTGAAGGTGGTATTACACAGATGGCATATCAACAAGAACCTAATCAGATTGTTTGGATGACAAGAAATGATGGTGAACTAATTGGTTTAACTTATCAAAGAGAACAACAAGTTACCGCTTGGCACAGACAAATCTTTGGTGGTAGTTTTGGTTCGGGTAATGCAGTGTGCGAAAGTGTGGCTGCTCTTCCTACAGATGATGCTGAATATCAAGTATGGGTTATTGTTAAAAGAACAATCAATAGTGTTACAAGAAGATATGTAGAATATTTAAATGGTTTTGATTTTACAGAAACAGATAATACAACATTTAATTTTTTAGATTCACAACTTAACTACAATGGTAGTGCCACAACAACTATTACAGGCTTAGATCATTTAGAAGGTCAGACTGTATCAATCTTAGCTGATGGCTCTACACATCCTGATAAGACTGTAAGTTCAGGATCAATAACTTTAGACAGATCATCAACTAAAGTTAAAGTAGGTTTACCTTTCACATCATTACTACAAACTATGAGATTAGATGCTGGAGCTGCTAATGGTACGTCACAAGCTAAAACAAAAAGAATCTATGACATATCATTAAGATTATATGAAAGTGTTGGTGTAGAAGTAGGACCTGATCTACAAAACATGGAACGAATACCATTTAGATCATCCGCAGATTCTATGGACACTGCTATACCTGTATTTACAGGAGATAAGGAGATAGAGTTTAGAGGAAACTATGAAACAGATGGGTTTATCTTTGTTAGACAAACTCAACCTTTACCATTAACTGTTTTATCGTTATACCCAAATCTAGTGACAAACGATGGATAATAAACTAAATATAGTGCCTTATATATCAAAACATGGTAAGATTATTCTTGCTAGTCAAATGAACCACGTTCTTATGGATAAGGATGCTGAGTTTGATGGTGACGCAATGGAACTAGAACAAAAAGGATTGGCTTATACTTGCATGATTAACAATGAACCTATCGCATCTGCTGGAATGAAAATCATTTGGAATGGCGTTGCAGAAGGTTGGGTGTTAGCTACAAGCAAAGTTTGGAATCATCCCTTAATCATTGCACGAGCTATCAAAAAGAATTTTGCAAGACTAGCAAAAGAAAATAAAATTAAAAGAGTTCAAACAGCCGTAAGAGCAGACTTTAAAACTGGTCTAAAGTTTGCTAAATGGTTAGGATTAGAAAACGAAGGTCTGATGAAACATTATGGTTTCGATGGTTCAGATCATTATAGATATGCGAGGATTTTTTAAATGAGTTTTGTATTTGATATAGCAGCAGCACAACAAGCATCAGCGATTGGTAAATATAATCAGGCTATTCAAAATAGAAATGCTCAAGTTGCTGAACAAGAAGCTCAAGCTATCGAACAACAAAAAGAACTTGACATACAAAAATTTGATCAACAATTTGCACAGCTTCAAGGTGAAACAAAAACTAAAATTTTAACATCAGGTGCTGAACTCTCAGGATCAGGTTTAAGAATATTAAGACAGAATGCTGAACAAGCTGAAATAGAAAAAGATATTATTGAATATAACTCTAAGATAGGACAATCACGAGCATTTGAACAAGCAAACTTTGCAAGAATGCAAGGTAATTTAGCTCGTATGCAAGCAAGACAAGCAGAACTTGGTTATTATGCAAAAGCTGGTGAAAGTCTATTAGCAATGTCAGGATAATTATTATGCCAAAGATACCAACATTTGAAGCAAAAGGAAGAATAACAGCAGAGGCTGCAGGAGTAAGAACTGGTATTCAAGTTTCTCCCACTGCCACTCCTGCTGCTGCATTATCCAAAGTAGCTAAAGTCGCTGAAGATTATTATATTAAAAAAAGAGATACAGCAGAAAAAGTAGAATCAGCAAAAAAAGTTTTTGAAATTAAAGGTGAACTAGATAAATATTTAGAGGCTGAAAAAGAAAATATTAACGATGAAGATGCAATCAATAATTTTAAAAGTAAATATAATGATTATGTTAATCAACAATTAGGTCAAGTTAAAAATAGAAGAGTTAAAACAAGAATACAACAAAACTTAGATTTAGAACTTTCAGAGTATGTTTATAATATAAAAAAAAATTCATACAAAGCATTAGAAACTGAAAGTTTAAAAAATATAAATAACGATATAAATTCTTTATCAGGTAAATATGCAACATCTGATAATTCAATATTAAAAGTTAAATATAAAACTCAAGCCAAAGATAAAATGAGAGAGTTTGCTGATGACTTTGACTTACCAAAAAATGTTTTAGATAAAAAATTAGAAGCAATAGATAGAGATTTTTTATTAGCTGATATGCAACAATTTGCAGGAAAATCTAATGGTGCAGAACAAATTGTTAAATTAGATGAATCATTAGGTGGTACAAAATTTTTAACTGATCAAGACTTTGGTAAAGGAATATTCTCTGCATATAATTCTAAAATATCAGAACTAACAGTTAAAGGTGATCCTAATTCAGATTACGATAGAGCTTTAGAATTGGTTGATGAATTAAAAGAATTTAAAAGATCAAATGGTTATGCAATTAAAACAGAGGCTGTATCTGTGCAAATTGATAATTTAGAACAAAAGATATTAAATGAAAAAATTTCACATGATAAAATTACTAAAGGTCAAGGTGATAATAAAGTATTCTATAGTTATGCTAATGATTTAAAAAATGATTTATCAAAAAGTATAGCTGATCCATTTGGTCAGCCTGAACTTGCTGATAGAATTGCAGCTACAGAAATAGAACAAGAGTTTGATAAACGAATTAAAAATTATGTTGCAACTTATCCTGATGCTACTTTAGCAGAAAAACAAGCCTTTGCACGATCTACAACTTATATATTAAAAAATAAATATGAAGATAATAAAATAGAAAAAGTTTCTAATTTTAATCTTCAATCAGATCGATCTGACTTTATTTCAACATTCAATACTGTTTCTAGTGATATGCAATTATATCGAGAAGGAAAACTTGATCAAGATAAAATCGATGAATATAAAAGTTTAGCAAAGAATAATGGTTTTCAAACTATTGAATCTTTCATGAATGAATATTTACCTTTGTTAAAATCACAAATTCCTGAAGGGTCGTAATTATGGCAGAACAATTTTCTGAAGAAGTCTTAGGATTGTTAGATAATAATAATCAAGAGATTACAAAAATAGAACCTGTTAATTCAGGTCTTGTTAAAAATCCTGATCAAAAAGATCAAAACTATTGGCGTATTGCTCAAGATATGGGTTTATCTGCAGCTCAAGGTGTTGTTAATGCAGCTGAAGAAACTTTAGATTTTTTAGATGAAAATATTGTTATGCCTTATGACACACCTGATACGTTATTAGGTAAAGTTGCATTTACTGATTTTATACCAAGATTCATTACACCTACGAAATGGAAAGACCCAACATTAAATAAAAAAAGACAATTACCTGTTTTTCATAAACCTAAAACTGTAGCTGGAAATATGACAGAAAGTGTTTCAAGATTTCTTACAGGATTTGTAGGACCAAATAAATTTTTTAAAGGAGTTGGTCTAGCGGGAAATATTTATAAAGGAACAGTAAGAAATTTATCTGCTAGTGCTGTTGCTGATCTCACTGTCTTTGACCCTAACGAAGATAGATTGTCAGATATGCTAGTTGAATTTGATAGTCCTGTTTTAAATAATGCTGTGACTCAATATCTCGCATCAGATGATGATGATAGTTTGATGGAAGGAAGATTAAAAAATGTATTAGAAGGATTTGTAATTGGTAGTGTAGCTGAAGGTATTTTCTATGGCATTAAAGGTTTCAAGAAAATGAAAAAAACTAAAGACCTAGAACAAAGAACTAAACTACAAAATGAAACTGCTAAAGTTATAGATGATGCACAAAAAGGAAAAAAAACAAAAAGATTAAAAAAAGCAGCCTTAGAAGATAATACTGCTATCGATATAAATAAAGCTCTTAAAGTTATTAAAACATCTCAACAATCTGCAAAAAAAGATTCTGAACTTTGGATTAAATCAGTTCTTAATACAAGATCATTTAAAAATGGAGAAGAAGTTTTAAAAACTATTGATGATGTTAGTGAAACTATGTTTGATGATGTGACTAAAGATTTTCTTGAGAATGATGTTTTAGCTAATGATGTTGCTGAAGAATTAGCTACTGCATTATCAAGAGATAAAGAAGAAGTTTTAAAAAGTACAATTAAGGAAGGTAAACGAGTTAAAAATGCTACTGTTAGAATGTTAGCATCAAAACAATTATTACAAGAATTAGCATTTGACTTACAAAAAGCATCTGCAAAATATTTAGATGAGTTTGGAGAGAACACTGATAAATGGACTAAAGAAGCAAAAGAAGAAGTAGCTGTAAGAAGTAAAGTGATTGCTGAAACAGTATACTCTCTTAAAGAACAAATTAGAGGTGCAGCAAGAGTTACTCAAGCAGGTAGAATTAAAGTATCAAGATCAGGTGGTAAAATATTAGAAGTTGAAAAGATTGCAAATCTTATCAGAGATTACAATGCTAATCCTGCTGTTTTAGCTAAAAAAATAAAAGGTATGAAAACTGAAGATGTTATTAATGAAGTGTCAAAATCAAGATCTCAAAAATATATAGAAGTATTTAACTCGTTATATATCAATTCATTATTATCAGGAACATATACTCATGCTGTAAACTTCTTATCTAACTCGTATGAATTACTTTTAAAACCTTTAGAACAAATAACAGGTGGTGCATTAAGAGCTGATTTAAGAACAATGAGAGCAGGATTTTCTCAATATCAAGGTATGATGTTTACTTTTGGTGATAGTATTAAAGCAGTAGGTAAAGCATTAAAACAAGGTGATGCTGTTTTAGATCCATTACAAAGAACTCAAGATAATTTACAAATTGTTAATGGTAAAGCAGTTAGACCTATCAGTGGTTCTAACTTAGGATTTAATGGTAAAGTTGGTACAGCGATTGATTGGATAGGAAGAATATCTGAACTACCAACAAGATTACTTTTAACTTCTGATGAACTTTTTAAACAATTTAATTATCGTGGTAGACTTTATGCTTCTGCAATAGAAAATACTTTAGAACTAGGATTAGATGTAGGATCAAAAGAAGGTAGAGCTAACATAGATAAAATATTTAAAAATGGTTTTGATAAAAATGGCATGGCAAATGTAAAAGACAATGCTATCGCTGCAGAAGCCTTACAACAATCAAGAGTGGCTACATTTACCAATTCATTAGAAGATGGAAGATACTTTAATGTTGGTGGTGCAATACAAAAATTTTTACAAAAAGCACCTTATCTAAGATTCCTTGCGCCATTTGTTAGAACACCTACAAATTTATGGAGACAATTTGAAACTCGTATTCCTGTTTATGGTGGTTTTACAAAACCTATGAGAGATTTATGGAGAACAGGAGATAGAAGAGCTAGAGCTGAAGTTTTAGGTAGACAATTATTTGGAACATCAGCAGCCTTATATGCTTATCATTTAACTCAATCTTCAGTTACAGATAAAGATGGCAATGTATATCCAAAGATTACAGGTAATGGTCCTAAAAATTTTAATGTTAAAAAAACATGGTTAAATAATGGATGGCAACCTTATTCTATTGCACAACAAAATCCTGACGGAACAATAACATATAAACAATATAATAGAATGGATCCAAGATTTTATATTTTTGGAATTGCTGCAGACATTAATGAAAATAATTTAAACATTAATGATGAAGGTAAAGAAAACATGATGACAGTTGCTGTCTTGTCAGCAATGAAATCAGCAGTTAATAAATCATATTTAAGAGGTATTTCTGATGCTTTTGAACTTGCTGAACGACCTACTCCTGATAATTTAGAAAAATATTTTGGAAAACAAATTGGTAATGCTATTCCTTATCAAGCTCTTATTGGTCAAGGTTTTCCTGGTATCACACCAGCAGATCAAGATATGTATGAATCAAGAAGTTTTGTAGATGAAATTATTAAAAAAGCACCTTTCATAGAAAAAACAGAATATCTTGAACCAAGAAGAGATATATTAACAGGTGTACCTATAGATAAAACACCAAATGCTATTTACTTCAATCCTGAAGGTGGGTTGTCTTTTTCAGCTTTAACTCAAGGACCATTTTTAGTAGGTAAAAAAGTAGATATAAAAGATGATCCCGTAACATTAGAGATTGCAAGATTAAAAGTAGGACTATCTGATCCTAGAAAGATTGTAGAAAAAAAAGTAGAATTATTAGAATATAAAATAGATGGTCAAACAGCTTATGATTATTGGATGGAACAAATTGGTAAAACTGAGATTAGAGGTATAAATTTAAAAGAACAATTAGCTAGAACATTTAATACTATTTCATATCAAAGACGACAAGAAGGTAATGAAGAGTTTGATGGTGGAAAAGAAAAGACTATTAAGAAGATATTTGAGGTTTATAAGAAAAAAGCGTATGGTGATATGCTGAAGAAATATAAAGAAGTTGATCAAGCGGTAAAAGAAGCTAGAAAAGAGAGATATGGTTTCTTAAAACCCATGAGACTAGGAGACGTAAAAGAACAGGCAAAAGAGTTATTGCCTAGACAATAAAATGAATATATAGAGAGTAAATATGACAATATCTTCGACTACAGTAAAAAATTCATATTCAGGTGACGGGTCTACTACCTCGTTCAACTACACATTTAAGATATTTGCAGACTCTGATTTGCAAGTCATCATAAGATCAGCTGCAGGAACTGAGACTGTAAAAACAATTACAACTCACTACACAGTTAGTGGAGCAGGAAACGCAAATGGTGGAAGTATAACTTTCACATCAGGCAATATTCCAACTGCAACAGAAACTGTTGTGTTGCGAAGAGCTGTCCCGCAAACTCAGGCGATTGACTATATCGCTAATGATCCATTCCCTGCGGAGTCACATGAAGAGGGTTTGGATCGTGCTACGATGACAACTCAACAAATCCAAGAAGAGTTAGATCGAGCCATTAAATTATCAAGAACAAACACAATGACTAGCACCGAGTTCACGACTTCTGCTAGTGATCGTGCTAATAAAATTCTAGCCTTTGATTCTTCAGGAGAACTTTCAGTTACTCAAGAATTAGGAACTTTCAAAGGTACTGATGCCACTGTAACTACTGCAGCTTATGTACAAAGAGATATTATTAAATCAACAACAGCAGCTCAACTCAACAATGTTTATATTTGTGTAGCTAACAGTGTTGTTGGAGATTCTTTAACAGACACAGATCATTTTCAATTATTAGTCGATGCTGTATCAGCAGCAACCTCTGCTACCAATGCAGCGACAAGTGCCACAGCTTCTGCTAGTTCGGCTACAGCCGCAGCAAGTTCAGCCTCTTCAGCATCCACTCAAGCATCCAATGCCTCAACATCTGCATCCACTGCATCGACACAAGCAACTAATGCAGCGAACTCTGCAACAGCAGCAGCTACTTCAGCTGCGGAAGCGGCAGCGAGTGCTGATGCTTTTGACGACACTTACCTAGGAGCAAAATCTAGTGATCCAAGTGTAGATAATGATGGTGATGCTTTGACGGCAGGAGATTTATATTTTAACACCACTACAAATAGACTTCGTGTTTATAACGGAAGTGCTTGGATAGAAATTGATGCAGGTATGACAAACTTTACCCTAGCAGGAACAAGTGGTTCTAGTCAGACTATTTCAAATGCTGATACATTAACGATAGCTGCAGGATCAGGTATTACAACAACTGCGAGTGCGACAGATACAGTAACCATAGCTGTGACTGACGATCCAACAGCTCTTGCAATAGCGTTAGGATAAGGATAAAAGGACAAAGGAGATATAAATGGCAAATACTTTTAAAGCAATCAACTTCGCAGCAGAACCCGCTTCAGCAGGTACACCTTATGTGATGTACACAGCAGCAGGAAGTACAACAACTGTAGTTCTTGGTCTTGTGTTAGCTAACATTCATACAACAGCAGTAACAGTTGAAGTAGAACACGTTAGTACAACATCAAATAGAGGTGGTGCAAACAATGTTGCAAATGGTACATCTTTTTTAGTTAAAGATGTAACAATACCAACAGGAAGTTCATTAGAAGTTTTATCAGGATCTAAAGTAATTTTAGAAGCTGGTGATAAAATTCAAATCGATTGCTCTGTAGCTGATAAAGTTTCAGGTACACTGTCAGTCATGGAAATAACATAGGATTTTAGATGGGATATATTGGAAAAAAACCAACACCTGTTCCTCTAACTGCAAGTGATGTTACAGACGGAATTATTACAACAACTAAAATAGCAGATGGAACTATTGCAACAGCAGACATTGCTGATGGTGCTGTAACTTCTGTAAAAACTACAGGTGTAGGTGGAATATTTGAATCTGCTTTACTTCATGTAAGAGATGAAAAATCATCAGGAACTACAAGTGGAACAGCAACTGCTGGTTCTTTTCAAACAAGAACATTAAATACTGTAATGACAAATGAAATTACAGGAGCATCTTTATCATCAAATCAAATTACATTACCAAGTGGAACTTACTTTGTTAATGCTAATGCACAACTTTGGAGTTCAGGTAGAGGTAAAATTAAAATAAGAAATGTTACAGATAGTTCAGATGCAATAATTGGTGGCGGTGCATATTCAGCATCAGGTGCTTCAGCAATAGCATTTTTGTCAGGAAGATTTACAATAGCATCACAAAAAACTTTTGAATTACAACATAGAAATGAAACAACAAAATCATCAGATGGTTATGGTGTTGAGCAAGGTTATGGAGTAGTAGAGGTATTTGCAGATGTACAAATATGGAAAGTAGCATAATATGAAATACGCATTAATTAAAGATAATAAAGTAACACAAATATCTTATTCTTATGTAGAAGGATATGTTGAAGTAAATGACAATGTATTCGCTGATATGATTAGAAAACCTGATGGTTCTTTTAATTATTCAGATAAATTTTTAGCAGAAAAAGAAAAATATAGACAAGAAATCGTTGCTAAAAAACAAGCAGAACAATCAGCTAAACAATCTGCACAAGCTAAACTTGAAGCATTGGGATTAACAGAAGCAGAAATAAAAACATTAATAGGATAACAAATGGCATATATAGGTAAAGAACCAACAATAGGAAACTTTCAAAAGTGTGACGCAATATCAGTAGTTAATGGTCAAGCGGCATACACATTACAAGTAGGCGGAACTAATGTAGTTCCTGAAAGCGTTAATCATATGCTTGTATCTCTTAATGGTATTCTTCAAGCACCAACAGATTCATTTACTGTATCAGGTTCAACATTAACTTTTGCTTCTAACCTAGCAACAGGTGATGTCATAGACTTTGTAATGATACTTGGTAATGTTTTAGATTTAGGAGTACCATCAGATTCAACAGTAACAAATGCTAAAACAAATTTTACAACAACTTCATCTGCGGCTGGATTACAGATTAAAGGTGATGGAACAACTGCTGGTGCTTTACAATTAAACTGCGAACAGAACTCACATGGAATAAAATTACAATCCCCAGCACACTCAGCAAATCAATCTTACACACTTAAATTTCCAACAGGAAATGTAACAGCAGACAAAGTTTTAAAAGTAGCTTCAGTATCAGGTTCAGGAACAACAGGTGTTGGTCAATTATCTTTTGGTGATGCTGGTGGTGGTATGTGGGAATATATATCTTCAGCAACTGCATCTAATTCTTCATCAATAGATTTTACAACATTTTCAAGTGATTATAGAGATTTTCAAGTTGTTATTTCTTGTTTAAGACCAGCAACTAATAACACAAGAATATTTGGTCATTTTTATACTGGAACTGGCGGCTCTCAAGCTGTCTTTACTACTTCAGGTGAATATAAATATGCAGAAATTGGTAGAGATAATTCTACTTTAGTTGAGGATAATACAGGTGCAGATCAAATGAGATTTTCAGCACAAATAGGTAATGATACTTCGGAAAGTGCAAATTTTGAAATTATAATTTATGCTGTTGATCAGCAAGGATATAAACAAGCTAGATCGTGGGGTGTGCTTACTGGTGAAGATAGTGCAAGAGTAGCAGTAGATAACTGGGGAAATCTAGCAAAATTAGAAAATGTTAATGTTACAGGTATTAAAATTTTTATGGAAAGTGGAAATATTACATCAGGCAAATTTTCGTTATACGGAAGAAAACATAGTTAGGAGTTAAACAATGGCTCTTAACTTTGCTAACAACAATTCCTTATCATCAATCACAGCAATACCAGCTAGTATTAGTGGTGGTGGATTAAATTTAATTTCTACTCAAACAGCTAGTAGCAGTTCCTCATTATCTTTTACAAGTGGAATAAACAGTACGTATAAAGAGTATGTGTTCAAGTTTTATAATATTCACCCAGCTAGTGATGCAGTTTCTTTTCAATTTAATGGAAGCACAGATAGTGGAAGTAATTACAATGTTACTAAAACTACAACTGTATTTGAAGCATATCATTTAGAAAATGATACTCAAACAGGTTTAGGTTATGATACAAATAATGATTTAGCACAATCTACTGCTTATAAAAATTTAGCTGTCTCTATTGGAAATGACAACGATCAAACTTGTAGTGGTTATCTTCATATCTTTGAACCATCAAACGACACATTTGTTAAGCATTTTATTTCTACAAATAATAATGCAGTAAGTAGTGATTATTCTATCGCAAGATATAATGCTGGATATTTTAATACCACATCAGCAATTAACGCAATAGATTTCAAAATGTCATCAGGCAACATTGATTCAGGAGTTATAAAATTATATGGCGTTAGTTAAATACAATAACAATTCTATATCTGCTGTTACTGCTTTAGATAGCATAGCAAGTGGTTCATTAGTTTTACTTGCCACAAACAATATTACATCAGGAGTATCATCATCTTCTTTTACTTCTAATATTGATAGCACTTATGATACTTATATATTTAAGTTTATAAATATTCACCCACAAACTGATAATGTTTTTTTTAATTATAATTTTTCTACTGATGGTGGTAGTAACTATAATGTTACAAAAACAACAACATATTTTACTGCTGAACATGGACAAGACGGTACAGGTGCTAATTTAGCTTATAATGCTTCTGCTGATTTAGCACAATCAACAAATTATCAATATATGTTTGTTAATACTGCTTCAGAAAACGACCAATCTGTTGCCGCAACTATGTACTTGTTTAATCCTAGTAGCACAACTTTTGTAAAACATTTTATGACAGAATCTGTGGGTGATAGCACTCCTGATTATGTATATAATATTAGAACTGCTGGATATTGTAACACAACTTCTGCTGTAAATGCAGTTGATTTTAAAATGTCTAGCGGAAACATAGATAATGGTATCATCAAAATGTATGGATTGAGTAAATCATAATGAGCATAGTTAAATTAAATAACAGAGCATTAAAAGATGCAACAGCAGTAGGAAGCATAACAGGATTAGGTGATTTAGTTTTTATATCTAAGCAAACTGCTAGTTCATCTTCTAGTGTTAGCTTCACATCAGGTATTGATAGCACCTACAAAGAATACATATTTTATTTTAATAATATTCACCCATCAACACAAGCTGATTTCACTTTTAATATGTCAATAGATGGCGGTTCTAATTATAATGTCACTAAAACTACCACTTTATTTAGAGCTTATCACCCTGAAAATGATAGTGCGACAGACCTAGCTTATATTACACAAGATGACCAAGCACAAAGCACAAGTTACCAACTATTAGGAGATAGAGTTGGTAGTGATAATGATGTTTCATTATCAGGATTTTTACATCTTTTTGACCCATCAAATACTACTTTTGTTAAACATTTTATTAGCAGAGTTAATACAGTTATTTTTTCTAACGCTAATTGGGAGGGATATATTGCTGGCTATGGAAATACAACAAGTGCAGTTAATGCCATTGATTTTAAAATGGATACAGGAAATATAGACTCTGGAGAAATAACACTTTTCGGAGTAGCTTAATTATGATAATAACACAAACACAAGGAGAACAATATGCCAAGATATAAAATGGTAAATGGTGAGAGAGTTCAACTCACAGCAGAAGAA